GTTTCCCAGTCACGATCATGGGCCGGCCGCTCCTGTGAGCTCAGGAGCGGTTTTTTTTGGGCCGTTATCGGCCTGGGCACAGTTCTCTACTTGATGTAACTGTGCCAAGTGACACTCCTTGCGTGTGTCCTTGAAAGCCTTGCTTTGTCGGATTTGGTGCTATACTTGGTATGTCTTTTTTTTCGGAGTTTCAATCATGCGTCCTCTCTCTCGCGGTACTGTTTCGAAGGGTCGTTCTGCTCGTCGTTTTCGTGCGCAGTCTATGCGCACTAAGGCGCCTAATGTTGCCCGCGCGCCGATGCGCGGCGGTTGGCGTCTGTAATGGCGTGTTTTCATCCTATCTCCGCTTGGCGTATGCCGGGCGGCGATTTGGTTTTTCATAACCACCCGAAGGGTGAGCCAATGCAAATTGCTTGTGGGCAATGCGTTGGTTGTCGTCTTGAGCGTTCGCGCCAGTGGGCTGTGCGCTGTGTTCATGAAGCGAAGATGCATCGCGATAATTGTTTCATTACGCTGACTTACGATGACGCTCATCTTCCTGCTGATTGTAGCTTAGATTATTCTCACTTTCAACTTTTTATGAAACGTCTTCGCAAGCGTTTTGATTATTTGAAGGTGAAGTTTTACATGTGTGGTGAATATGGCGAGAATTTTGGTCGCCCTCATTATCATGCATGTTTGTTTGGAGTTGATTTTCATGATCGTAAATTGCATGCTCGGACTGGTTCCGGGCATTTTATTTATCGATCGGAGATTTTGGAATCTCTTTGGCCTTATGGTTTTTCTAGCGTTGCTGACTTTAGTTTTCAGTCAGCTGCTTACGTTGCCCGTTACGTTATGAAGAAAGTTACGGGCGATGCTGCTGAGGAGCATTATAAGGTTGTTTCACGCGAAACAGGTGAGATTTTTGATCGTGTTCCGGAGTTTAATCGGATGTCTTTGCGCCCGGGTATTGGTGCCCGGTGGTTTGCGAAGTACGGTCAGTCGGATGTTGTCCATCGTAATGCTGTAGTTATTAATGGCGTTGAGGCGTCCATGCCTCGGTATTACGATAAGTTGGTGCGTCGTTACGATTTGTTACAATTTGATGATCTTAAGACGCGTAGGGCTCTTGACGGTTATGCGCGTCGTGCTGATAATACGGATACGCGTCTTGCAGTTAAGGAACAGGTGGTGAAGGCGCGTATTTCTTCTCTGAAGCGTAAATTGTGAGGTGTTATCATGGCTGAGAAAGGTGTTGTGCTTTCGCTGACGAAAGCTGATGTTGAGGTACTGGATCGCGCATGCGCGGTGCTGGGCGACGTGAAGCGTCGCGCTGCTAATGCCCCGCGTAATAGCGATGCGGTGCGCGAGGCGTTCAATTCGGAGTATCGTGACGTTGAGCGTGTGCGTGCGAAGATTAATTCTCTGGAGCTGCCGCTGTGAATATCAAGCTTTTTTGCGTTCTCGATGCGAAGCTGAATTTGTTCAATACGCCGATGGCGTTTCAGTCGCAAGGTCTTGCGCATCGTGCTTTTCAAGATGAGGTGAATCGCGACGATAAGGATAATCCGATGGCGAAGTATCCGGAGGATTTTTCGATGTATTACGTCGGTGAGTTCGATTCGTCGATTGGTTGTTTTGTGCCACCGCCGAAGGGGATTCCTGAGCTGGTGGCTACTGGTCGCGACGTCAAGCTCTGACGTCGTTTTTAGCCCGCTTCGGCGGGCTTTTTGTTTGGAGTGTTTGCCATGCATCGTAATAAGTCGGTTTCGGTTCATCAGTTTGCTATGATTCCGTCGGCGGATATCCCGCGTTCGAAGTTTGATCGGCAGTCTTCGTATAAGACTGCGTTTGATGCCGGTTTTCTGATTCCGATTTATTTGGATGAGGTCTTGCCGGGTGATTCGTTCAGTTTGAAAATGACGGCGTTTGCTCGGCTTGCGACGCCGCTTTTTCCGGTGATGGATAATCTCCATTTGGACACGTTTTTCTTTTTCGTGCCTAATCGGCTTGTTTGGAATAATTGGGTTAAGTTCATGGGTCAGCAGGATAATCCCGGTGATTCGACTTCGTATGTTGTGCCTCAGCAGGTTTCGCCGGTGGGTGGTTATCCTGTTAATTCTCTTCAGGATTATATGGGGTTGCCGACGGTTGGTCAAGTTGCTGGCGGCAATACCGTTTCGCATTGTGCGTTGTTTGCACGTGCGTATAATTTGATTTGGAATGAGTGGTTTCGCGATGAAAACCTGCAGAATTCCGTTGTGGTTGATAAGGGTGATGGTCCGGACGTTGTTGCTAATTACGTTTTGCTTCGTCGTGGTAAGCGACACGATTATTTTACTTCTTGTCTTCCGTGGCCTCAAAAGGGTGCTGCAGTAACGTTGCCTTTGGGTACTCGTGCGCCTATTTCCGGTATTGGTATGTTGCCGGCTGGTAATTTTCCGGCTGCTGGCGGCACTTACAAGGATGCTACGACCAGTGCCGCTGGTACGGTCTGGGCGAATGCGAACACGAATGCGAATTCGCCGATTTACATCCGTGGCACGTTGTCTAGTGCTTCTGGTGTGCCGGATATTTACGCGGATTTGTCGCAGGCGACGGCGGCGACTATCAATCAGCTGCGTCAGTCGTTTCAGATTCAGAAGTTGTTGGAACGTGATGCGCGTGGTGGTACGCGTTATACTGAGATTGTTCGCGCGCATTTTGGTGTGGCTAGTCCGGATGCTCGTTTGCAGCGTCCGGAATATCTCGGCGGCGGTTCTACGCCTGTCGTGGTCAATCCGATTGCCCAGACTAGCGGTTCTGGTGCTACTGGTACGACTTCTCCGCTCGGTAATTTGGCGGCAATGGGCACTGCGTTGGCTTCTGGTCATGGTTTTTCGCAGTCGTTTGTCGAACACGGTATGATTATTGGCCTTGCTTCGGTTCGTGCTGATTTGAGCTATCAGCAGGGTCTGCGGAAGATGTGGTCGCGTGCGACGCGTTATGATTTTTATTTTCCCGAATTTGCTATGTTGGGTGAGCAGGCGGTACTTAATCGGGAAATATATTGCGACGGTAGCGCGAATGACGGAAACGTATTCGGGTATCAGGAACGTTGGGCCGAGTACCGTTATTTTCCGTCGATGATTACCGGTTTGATGCGTTCCACGTCTGCTGGTACTATTGATCCGTGGCATCTTGCGCAAAAGTTTGCGTCGTTGCCGACGTTGAATAGTACGTTCATTCAGGATACGCCGCCTGTTAGTCGCATTGTTGCTGTCGGAGCTGGTGCTAACGGTCAGCAGTTTTTGTTTGATGCGTTTTTTAATATTCGGTCTGTTCGTCCGATGCCGATTTATTCGGTTCCGGGTTTGATTGACCATTTCTGAGGTTTCCGCCATGGGTTTGTTTTCTGGTTTGCTTAAGGTTGGCGGTTCTCTGATTGGTGGTCCTTGGGGAGCTGCTGCGAGCGCGCTCGGTGGTTTTCTCGGTCAGGAGGATACGAATAAGCAGAATATTGCTTTGTCGCATGACCAGATGGCTTTTCAGAAGATGATGTCGGACACTGCTCACCAGCGCGAGGTTGCGGATTTGCAGAAAGCTGGATTGAATCCGATGCTATCGGCGAAGTATGGAGGTGCGAGTACGCCGGCCGGTGCTAGTGCGGTTGTTCAGAATAGTGCTGCTGCGTCTGATGCGTCGTCTTTGAATGCTGCGCAAGTTCGTTTGATTGATGCTCAGAGTAAGGCTGCCGAGGCTCAGGCTATGGCGTCGTCTGCGCAAGCGGCTAAGACGGTTGCGGAAACTCCGGGCGCGACTGCCGAATCTGGTTTGCGCACGATTGAACATGAGCTCGCTCAGTTTTTCCGTGATCGCGGTGATAATCGGTGGCTTGCTCAGAAAAAGATGGACGCCGAGGGTGCGGAAGCGATTATGCGGCGTTATGCCGCGTCTCAAGGTTTGAATGATCGCGAGGCGTTGGATCGTTATGCGAAGAATCGTGGTTATGCCGGTTGGGATGCTATGATTTCAGATAAGGATTTTCAGCGGTCTGTGATTGATTTGGCTTTGAATCGTAATTTGCTTCCGGAATCGGAAGCTAAAGCGGCGTTTTATCGGACTGATTTCGGGAAAGAGGTTGCTCCGTATATTTCGTCTGCGCAAGGTATTACCAGCATTGCAGCTGGCGCTGCTGGTATTGGTCGCCGTTATGGTATTGGTCTTCGGAGAAAGTGAAATGAAAGTTCCTGTGTTTCGTACCCCCCCAGATCGTGACTGGGAAAC